TTATACCGCCATTTCTTCATTGTACTGCTGCCTTTTTATGTCTCCAGCCTTTAACTGTTCCTTCAGTTTCGCCTCTGCTTCTTTGGCTTTGTCGATTTTTGTCTGATACTCGGCTATAGCTTTGATAGCCTCATTATAATTCACTTTGATATCAAGTATCTTTTCTACTTTGTCTGCCATAATTTTAGATGTCTAATTGTAATAATTCAACATTTGCTATTCCTGTATTTTCTGCTGTAACGGATAGAATTGCATAATATTTCCCATATTGGGCCAGATATGCTGGAGTGGTCATATCTAAGTCTCTCAAGTCTTTTTCTGTTATTTCTATTTTTTCTTTAATGATTTTGGGGGTATACACTGCATTTTGAAAGCTTGTGTAGAATCTTTTTATGATATCTGTGAACGACAATTGTGTGAAGGTTCCATTTGATAGACCTCCATTGTTTTCCTCGAGAAGTATTCTTGGTTGAACTTTTTGCAGTTCAGCCTTTCCCTCTCCGTCATATTTGTACAATCGTATGAATGCTGTAATTCCTCTCATGTCGCATCCTGCAAATTTCAACTCTGCCATTTCTCTAGACTTCTCTAATGAGCTGATCAAGCAAGTAATTTCTCCACTGTAGTTGCCTTTTACCGTATCATCGTCTTTGTATTTAAGTATATTTCTTTGTGCAAAGCCATCGATAGTGAATTTCATTTCTTTAGGCTTGTTGGCCATATACGATGCTATTACCCGTCTAGTCCAATTGTACGCTTGTTCTTTTTTCTTTATGATATCATCGACAGACATAAATCTTATAATGTTCGTGCCTTCAATAGGATATGCAAATACGCCTAGCATGGTAGATATTGCTTTAATAAAATCAAGCTGTGTCATATCTGGCAAATTTGGTATAATGGGGTAATGACCATTCCCGTTAAGAATACTTTCGTCTGGTTGCTTGGGCGATACAAGGCTGTTTTCCATTCTTAGATTTATGATTCCATCTACACCGTTTGATACGTCTGCAATAAATCCGATATTTGTGAATCCAAACCGGATATCTGTACCTTTGTTTACTGAGTCAGACTCTACACCTTCGAACTCAAACGTAATATTGTAAGAGTTTCCTCCATTGCTTATTATATCCGTATATCCTATGTTGAATATTTCATTGTTCTCTCCGTTCTCAATATAATAAGCTATCATGGCTGCATTGCTGGGATAGAAAGAAGTTAAAGTATGTATTGATACTTTGCCTGAAGCATTGAGCTTTATGGAGTTTCCTTTTGTCTTTATTCCACTAATGAATGTGCCTTCGCTTAGCGAGCTTTTATTTACCGTTCCATAATATGATGAATATTCTTTATTTTCGAAGTAAAGTTCAATAGGCCCGGTTCCTTGGTTAAGGTAATATTTTGCATTCAACCACAGTTCATTCTTTTGAGAGAATTCCAACCCGTCATTTCTTGTCAGCAATGGGATAAACAGCTTGTTCAAGACTGCTTGCTGTTCACTTGGAAAAATGAATATCACATCATTATCAAGTGATATATGTTCTAAAATCCATGTTGCTTTAACTGCCGGATGATAGGGTAAGTCTTTATCGGCTGAACGTATATTGTAATTTACTTTTGGGAAAAAGAAATCTCCATGACTATCATATTGGCTTACGTTCTTTCCGCTATTCCATTCGATGTAATAATCAGGAAATGGATCATTCCCTTGGCTTTCATAATGCCAACGTTCTTTTAAATCTTGCAGTTTTTTTTCTTCATTGGCAATACTTGAAAATTGTGTTGCGTTTCCCCATATTAATGCGGTTTCAAACACATCAGACGTGCCTATCAAGTATATTTTTGCCCCTTTGATAATTTCTACTCCGTTTCTTATGTATCTAGCGTCAAGGTAAAATGAAGCAACGGAATATTGGCAGGATGGCAGGTCTGCGTGAAGAAATGCAGACTGATTCCTCACTGTGTTTGGAAGTTTAATAGTGTAGCTTGTGTTACTTACAATTTTGCCTATATCGGTGAATATATTATTCTTGTATTTTAATGTGATATTGGTGCTGTCGTCCATATCTACTAATTTGTTGTTGGCACCGACATATAATAATTCATTTCTCATAAGCTCTGCACGTTAGTTTCAGGTAATATAATGTTCGCTTCAAAGTCTTGCAGTGATACCCGCTGTTTGACGAAATTTCCCACAGACACATTTACGGCCATCCATCTGGCGTTACCGTTATCATCATAGCCCATGAACATATCAACAACAGGAGATGTGGCCATTTGGTAAAGGAAGTCATAAGTTATGCTGTCTATTAATGGAGCGCATACGGGAAGTGTCGTTTCTTCCATTTTCCTTTGCTTTCGTCCGCTACCTCCATGGTATCCGTTCTTGTAACTGTAATCCTGCATATTGTTTCTGATGAACTCTCCGTCATTGGATACCTGCGAAGTCTCGTCTCCTTGCATGAATAGCCAGTAACACCACATTCCATGGCGGTTGATCCATCTCAAGTATATTCCACAGTCTGAATTGTCAACCTTACAAGTGATCTTTGTGGCCATATTGAGCAGCCCTCGGAAGGTGAAATCAAAGGTGTGGTCAAAAACAGATGCTGCCGTATTACTTCCAGGTAGATAAAATTCCACCCTGTCTGAAGCATCTATTCCAGCAAGAATGATATTCCATGCATTTTGTCCTGATAATGCGATAGGGGAGCTTTCGGAACCATCTATAGTTACTTTTACATTCCCTGATGTTGCAGAGTATAAGCCTACAGAGAATGGGTAGTTTTTGAACCATGTCAGCACTCGGCTTCCATTATACTGCTCTCCAACCTTACTGGCTCCCCACAATATGAATACGTTGAACTGGAAGCTGTTTTCAAGTGTTCCTGATTCGTTATACATATCAAGCTCTATGCTAAACAGACGTCCTAACTTACTATCTTCGGCGTGAGTTGACTTGTAATCGACTTCTCTGTATTCGTCAAAATAGCTCTGCGTATAGAATGATAGGTCAAAGAAGCAGGAACCACCGAACGTCGCTCTGTTCTCTCTGTCTGATGTGGCTGTGGTGGTGTCCGTTACCGTTGCAGTAACAGATTGATAGTTTCCGCCAAGGATATTTATTATCACAGGATTAAAGCAGAATCCTATTTGGTCAGGATATTCAATTGTTGTATTATCTATCGTATGTGTTCTCATTGTCGAAATTCAGATTTATATGTTCAACTTCTGTTTCATATATAGCCGATACCCTGCTGGCTATATTGTCCACGGTATTTTCTAGATCACGGGAATAGATTTCCTCATGTTTTCTGTTTCGGTATAGTTCCGTTCCTTCCTTGGCTATCTTTCTAGCGACAAGGTAGGCGAAGGAATCGGGCTTCTTTACTTGTATACCCTTATCTTCCACCCATTGGCGGATAATCTTGTAAAATCCTTTCGGAACTTTCCCTGGCCCACGTCCGGTTTCTAGTACCGCGAATGCCTGCCTGCCCCACAAAACGCCTCCGTCCTCCGACATTTCTACTTTCAGACTGCCCTTTGTCCTTCCACTGGCTACTTGTCCGGCTGCTTCATGGTTGGCTATAATTCGCTTGCGTAACGCTTCCAGCTCTTCACCTATTATCCTTAGGGTTCCGGCTTTAGTTTCTGCTGCCATATACAATCTCTTTCACGCTCTTGTTGCAAATAACAGTACCCATTATCTCTTCTAACTTAAGTTGGATAACTATTCCGGTTACATTAACATCCAGCTTGTCATAGAAAACAGAATAAGGGATATCTCCTGATATTTCTTTGAACATCCCACTCCTGTTCAATAGCAATATGAATTCTTTGGCTTTATTCTTGCATCCTTCTATCACTGCATCATTTTCTGTGCCATCAAAATCGAACTTGGTTTTATCCATGAATGCCATCATACAGTTAGGGCAGTCTCTTAACTGCTGTCTGCCTAGATTAAAAGTTCCGCTTACAGGAAGGAGATTAAGCACTGCCGGCAATTTAATCTTGTCCAGTCTTATATTGGCTGTTTGCCAGTTGTCAAAAAGGTAACTTACACCCTCCATAGAGTCTACTATCTTTTTAATTTTTTGCTCTACCGTCATTTCTTCTTACTTAATATGTTTCTTAATCTACGTTCGAATCTTACTCTTTTGGCGTCCATGTCAAGACATTTATATACTCTGACCCATGGCACGCTGTCTACTTCTGCATGATCAGTGATACCCATGCGCTGTGCATAGTAATCAATCATGCCGAAAGGTCCAAAATTTAGCAATTCGGATCCTGCTTGCTTCTCTTCGGGTGTGGGTGGTACATTCGTCGACGCGAATAGTTTATTTATTCGTTCAACTTCTTTGGCCACCCATTGTACGAATCCCAGTACATCGGTAGCTGGAAGTTGGGATATATAACGTTTACTCAGCCCCATCAGTACAGTACAGGGAACGAACAAAATATCGTGTTCTGTTTCGATGGATTGCAGTTGCATCAGTTCTCCCATATTTATGTCGTTTAGGGTATCTGGTGTCTTATACTGCCCTAGTTGATAAGGTTTTTTCAGTTCATCCAACTTGGTTCTAATGACCTCGGGTTCGGTGGCAATGCTGCTTATTGTCAAAAATTCTTTTACTGTCATATCTTTCCTATTTTTGCTTTTGGTCGTTTTGGTGTTGGTTTGATGCGGAATATCATTGCCATTATCAGCATATCAAGGTAATCTGTGGAATGACCTAATATTTCTTTCATTTTTTCTTTGCTGATTATTCCTTTCTTCCGTGTGTCTGCATCAATATGTGCTTGTTTGAGAACTGACAATTCTTCAATGATCCGTTCCCGCTGTGCTTCCGTGCATACGATACGAAGCAATCGATTGTTAATCATCTCAGCCAGTTTGAAGGCACACTCTGATTTCAAATTGTCAAATTCAGGATTAATAGGTCGTGCTCCTCCATGAAACTCCTTGATACCGTTCAGATAGCTTTCAAGATAGTTCCCCAATCCGTCAGAGTCCGCAATCATCTTACTACGAGGAATTGAGCATTCTATCATCATCCGCTTCAGGTCTGTTTCAATGGATTTTCCAGTACTGTATTCCTGATCCAGTTTGATAAAACACACATTCCCTTTCCAATGACCGGCGATAAATCTGTCTCGTCCCTTCATTGCAAGGTCTGCAGAACCGGTAGATTCACCTGCAGGAGCAATGAACTCATTCGTGAACAAGTCACAGATAGCGTCGTAGTTACACAGGGCAGTCGGGTCATTATCATACTCCCAATTGCCGAAATATAGGCGTTCCTTTGTTACCCGGTCTTTTGTGTTTCGAAGACTTTCGATGTAGTCTTCTGTTGCCCAAGGATTATCCTGCACCAAAGCTTGGATAAATGCATAAGGAGCTTGTAATTTGTCTTCTTTCCAGGGCTTGTAGAATTCACGGTATAGCCAGTTTTTCTTCGGGTTACAGGTGATAAGTATCTTTCCGGGTACATGGTATACATCGTTCATGTGGCGGCCGATACGGGTTTTCAAGACTTCGAAGGCAAGGTAGTGCACTTCACCAGCTTCCTCTATCCATCCTCCTGTATATTCCTTAGACCCCAATCGTTCATACATCGGATCTTTCACCGGATAATACGTCAAGTCAATATAAACGATTTCACTTCCGTTGTCGAAGGCTATCCCTTCATTTGTTGTCTTGTATGCCGTGAAGCTGTGAGAAGATGCTACCTTATTGAAGGTCACGGTAACGGACTCACGGCTATCCTTCAAATTATTTCGGCCAACAAACCAGCGAGTACCGGGAAGATAGTAGGCACATTGCATCAGCCATTCACAGCCTAGCCATGATTTACCACCACCTCCGGCACCACCATACAATAAAAATTTCGTTTTGCTGTCACGAAGAAAATTGTATGCCAATCGCTGTTTTAAGTTAACCTTTTGCTCCATATCACTTCAATTTGTCAGCTTCGGGAGTATAGGGAAGAAAGTCAAATCCGTTGAAGGGTTTGCCTTGTGTTGTATGATCCACTTCCTGTTTGTCGGACAACCCTAGCTTTCGGGCTATAATGTTTGCATTGAAAGCGCCAACACAGGCTCCTTCAAATTGTTGAGTCTCGATGGTTTCTTCCACCCGCGCGATGACGTGCAAAAAATCTTCATCATTTTTTTTCATGCATTCACTTCTGAAGCTACTCCACCAACGTGATGAAGTACCTAGATAGATACATAATCCGGTGAGAGAGTAGGGGCGCTGTGTAGGTGAAACTTCTTGTTGTGTTTGCTGTTCATTAACAGTTTCTGTTCTTTTACCTTTTTTGCGTCTAACAGGCATGGTACGTTGTATAGCCTTTCTTGTTGTCCATGGGTTTTCATCACACCATTGGAAATATTCGCACGCCGCCTCCCATAACGCTTCAGGCGTGGCGAAGAGTTTATCCCTGCCATGCTTGCTGCGTAACATCCAAAACTGATTTCCTTTAGGTGCTGCCATTGTTTATAGTGTTTTAAAGATTGGTATAATTTCTTTGTCCAGATCCCATTTGCGATTATTGGGAAGAGGAAGTGTGAATTCATATTGCAACGCTTTCAGATAATCATTCTTACTTGCGCTCCTTCCGTTGGTTGATGCTACTTGAAATGACGAACCTCTTAACTCTTTTTCTGGGCTTATCTTCATTCCTTTATCGAATATGTTAAAATCCTTTCCGATGTAAGCTGTGTTTAATCTGATGATGTCAGCTGTGGAATGATAATGCTGGAAGTACCATTCACCAAAACGGAAGTTGGCTGTGAAGTTCTTTGCGTCAAGAAATACGGCTTTAGAACGATGGTCGTGTGTTTCCTTGCGTTCAGATGATTTCTGGGCGAACAGCAGCGGAATGCCAGACCAGAATATCATTCCTCCGGGCTTGCATAATGCTGATAACGAAAGTAAGACATTCTTTTCATCCTCTTCTGAGTTCACAGAGTTCAACACGCTATCGCACACAACCACATCGTACAGCCCGTAGTCCGACAAGGTCTTGCATATGGAAGCACAGTCTTGCCTGATTTCCTTTTCATCAATGATGTCCGCTCCATCTTTGCGGTGGAAGAATTCAATGGCGTCAATGAGATAGCCTTTTTTCTTCAGTATGGTTGCGTAATCCTTTTGTCCGGCACCGAAATCGAGTATGCGCATATCCTTGGTGATGTATGGTATAACCTGCGTTTCATACAACGTTGAATGGCTACGCTTGCTTGGAACCCCGTTCTTTTGCCGTAGCCGTGCCTTTTGGGCAAAAGACTGTATATAGGTCTTTCGTTCCAGATGGGAATACTCGAACACTCCATATTCCTTAGAGAAGTATTTGAGCGCGATTTCTTCTTTCCCTTCTGGAAGGACATATACAAGTAGGTCCATACCTAATAGTTTTACCGTTTTGGCATATACTGTTGAGATGATCACTTTCCCGGTATGGTCACATACGGCATTTGCAAACTGGCCGTAACGGAGAATCATTTTCGTAAGGTCAACAACACGTGAGTTGTTTCCTCCTTTGGAAAGAATGGAGATATCTTTGTTGGATACAGTATAAAATCCTTCTGTTCCTTTAGGAAGACTTACATTGATTTCTGGTTGGATTTCCGACAACTCACATTCCGCATAGTTGTGAAGTTGGTTGAACCTTACTTCATCGGTGGAGTTTACACCATCAAGAATAAAGGCTGGAACATGGGTATACCCAAGCAGCTTCATTGTCTTTGTACGTTGGTGTCCTGCCATGATACGTTTATCCGATTGACGTATGATGATCGGTTTGATAATGCCTAATTCCTTGATGGATTTTTTTAAATCTTCTTGTGCTTCATTAGTGAGCAGGCGTGGGTTATATTCTGCCGGGTTCAATATTGATATGTCTATGTATTCCATCATAAGCTAAGTAGATTATTAACAAAACCAACCATTACACCGTTCTCATCCAAATATTCAGAAGCCCGTGCTTTCAGTGCTTCCAGTTCGCTTTCACTGACTGGAATCTTATACCCCTCAAATACTAAATATTTGATATGAGCTCCGGCTTCATAGTTTGCGTTCTTGAGTACATTATGACTGTCTTCTATATCTTCTGAAAAATCTGTCGGATCAGGAAAGCTGATGCCTTCCATACCCCAATTAAGCAACTCGTTACAATCCCAGTCAAACAACTTGGTTATGTCCCATTGTCCGTTGTTAACGTTATCACGTATGATTAGCTCACGTTCCCTTTCCTCGGTCAGGTTGGGAATAAGAACGGTCGGTACTTGTTGCATACCTAGCGATATACAGGCATCATACCTTTGGTTTCCGGCTATAATGATCAATTCGCCAGTACGGTCTGACAGGATGATCGGTCGGGCTTCGAAATAATCCGGATTGTTTCGGATTGACTCTTTAAGTTTGTCTAGCTGTTCATCCGAAATAGTTCTTGGATTGTTTTCCAGTTTCTTCAGTTCCTCTAGTTTTCTGTAAATAATTTCCATAATTGCTTTTTTTGCGTTACAGAAACGAAGGTACTTAATAAGGGAGCTAAGGGGAAAAATGAGGAAAACAAAGTACTGACACGGCTTGTCAATACTTTGTTATGTGTGTTATAATTCCTTTGTTGATATCAATGCCGAATTGCTGGTAAGATAAAGAATTACAGGAAAGTATTTCACTGGTAACCTGTAAAGTCTTGCATTCTTCTTTGATGAACGTTAATATGAAAAGTGGGAAAGATAGATAATGCTTTTTGCAGATTTTTGGAACGGAGTAGAAACGTGACTTTACTTGTTTTCGTTTTCATTACCATTGTAGCTATCCTCTGATAATCACATATCTTCCGGCGGCTATTTCACTTCTATACTCGACAGAATAGCCCTTGTCTATAAATGCTCTTATGACATTATCGTGCGCCAACTCCGAAATTTGGTGTCTGTCTTTAGCGTCACTTCCAGTATTTTTTGCCCAACAATGAGGCCAGTTATTTCCCCATCCTACGCCATAATGAAAGTAAACACATTCGCCTTTCTTTTTGATTTCCGAGAGGATGAAAGATGCAAGTTCGTCTTCCTCGGATTTTCTTCTATTTGATTTTGGTATTTCTATTGTCAACATACTAATTTTTTTTTGAATTATTTCTTTATTACAACCGCCATAGTGCTAACAGTAGTTCCACTCTCTTTAAACTCGCCAGCTCCAATTTCAAAAACTTCTCCATGTACTTCTTTCAGCCAGTTGCGGAAATCAATACATTTCTTTTCCGAAGCGAATTTCCAGTGTTGGCTAGTTATTGCTGCAAGCGTGCCGCCTTCTTCCAATCGATCATACATAAGCCTGACATGCTCTATATCCTGATTACCGGAAAACGGAGGATTTGCAATAATCTTAGTGTAATGCCCTACACTGTCTTTCGTAAAGTCTTCATCAAGGAGTATCACATTTTCCAACGAATGCAAAAACTCTCTGTTTTCCGGCATCAGTTCATAGCATTCCACTGTTACGGAAGGACAAGCCCTATGAATGGCTTTAATGAGAGCACCGCGGCCGGCACTCGGCTCCAATACCGTATCATTTTCATGTATTCCTCCGGCAAGCATAACCAGCCAGTCGGCAACATCGGACGGAGTTTCAAAAAACTGGTAATCCTGCTGTAGGTTGCACCGTTTACCCTCTTTCAAAACGGAAAACACACGTTTCGGATTAAACGGGAATGTGAAACCTTGTACCTTTCCACCTTGCCATGAGCCGCCGGCTTCTTCTATCCACTTCTTTGCTTCAGCATAAGACTTTTTGTTAAATTGAACTTGAGGAAGTTTCAGAACACCGTCCTCAAGAGTACAATGTTTCAATATCTCTTCCACACTCCATTTTTTGCCTTCGTCAGCCTGCTTTTTCTTTTCAGCTATCGGAACATCCGGCGCTAACAGTGAAGATATTTTTTCTACAACTATGTTGCTTGCGTCCATGAAGGCACTGACGCAAGATATCGCTTCGATCAAGAAATCGGTGTCAACATGCCCGGTATCGTCATAGATGTCTATCCCTTCGGTCATGGATGACAGTTCATTGAGCTGCGCAACACTACCATGTAACGTTTCGATTAAAATCTTTTTTTTGTTCGTCATAACTTTTCTGTAAATAAATTCTTGTTGTGTCTACACTTCCATGACCGAGAAGATCGGCCAGTTGAATAACATCTTTGTTTTTTTTCAGGAACATTTTAGCGAAAAAATGTCGGAAGGCATGCGCGTGCATTTTTTTTGAATCGATACCACAATGTTTACCCCATGCTTTCAGGTGTTGTGAAAAACCTCTCTGAGTCAACGGTCCGTATCTCCCGACAGCAAGAGTACCGGACTTGCCTGTCTCCTTTATATAGTCCTTCACCTCCTGTTGTAATTGCTTCTGGAAAAAGAAACGCCGATACTTGTTTCCTTTCCCTTTCAAAACAACCTCGCCAATTGCTATATCCTCCCATGTGAATTGCTGAAACTCCGAGAGCCGGGCTCCTGTAGTACCCAATACCTTGATGAAGAAATAGTAATCCTTGTTGAGTTTTGTTTTCAGATACTCCAGTAACCGATTATATTCATTCTCGGTAGGAACATTAGAAATATCCAGCTTACGTTTCATTTTAGGTCTCTTTAATTCTATCGGCTTTTTCATCCATTTAGAGAACTTTTCAATGGCTGTAATACGTAACCGGATGGTAGCGGGAGATAATTTTTCTTCTTCGAGACTTTTTATAAACCTCCTGCAATTATCCATGTTTACCTCATTGGCATACTCGAAATACTTCTTCATTGATGTGTAATATATATCAACTGTATGAGAAGAGTAATCATTGTTGTCGGTCAGCCACACAATGAAATCATTAAGTTGTTTCTTGTTCTTATCCGAAATGACATCAAGTTTTTCCAAAGGTTTCACCGCCTTTTCCCTTTTTCCATATCCGATGTTGAGATAGGATAATAGATCGCATATAGCTGAACACATTAGCGAATGACGCACCATGACATCAGCATTTTCACGTTTATAATTCAAATAGCCACGGCGGTTCACTTCTTTGGCCATTTCTAAAAAATCCGTGACATGCTTGATATATTTCCCGACAGTATCATAAGTCCTTCCTGTCGTGTATATGTAAGAAATATAATCAGTTAATATCTTCTGTCTGTCACTATTCATGGTTATTTATTTCTTTTTTTTGATTTAATCTTGATTGGATTGTTTTTGGTACCAGTACCCAACCATTTTAATTGGATGCCATGTATCCGGAGCCAATATTTAAATTCGGACGTGGTTGTCTGTTTCATATCTGTTCCGATTTGAATTTCTTGTTTATTTCTTTTTCAGCAGCTCTGGCCCCTTTCTTGAAACCCTCTACAAAGCTGTCAAAACAGGCTCTATGGATTTCTAAAGTGCATCTTTGCATAAGTGGGCAAATCGAGCATTTTTGGCTAAGCCCTGCGGACTTCTTGGCTATTTTCGTTACGTTTTTCATTGGATTTTTAAATTAATTATTACGATTTCTTTCCGCTGCGACTTCACTCATACACATCTTGCACCAGGAGGTGAGACATCGGTATTCCTTATCCCCACATCTGACAGTCCTGTTATAAAACCGGTGGAGCGGAAGGGAACGTCCGCAATGCGGACAAACCTTTCTTCCGGCTTCCGTACCGGCAACCGTCTTGGCTTTACGGTGTACAAGCGTACATCCCCTGCATTCATCCAGTCTGCCTTTGTACTTCCGGCATTTGTGCAGGGAGATGCGCCCGCATGGAGCGAATTTCTCGCAGTCGAATCTAGGTTCTGTATGATAGATGTTCATACGGCACTGTCCATCAAATCAAACAATGTGGGTGCGCTAACTTCCATCTCCGCCTCATACAGATATGAAAGACTGTCTTTCCAATAGTCATAATTTAGTTCAGTAGATAATCCCTTACGTTTCAGTCTGATGGCACAATAAGGTACTGTGCCGATACCTCCGAAGGGGTCAAACACCAACTCACCCTTGTTTGAATACCGTTCAATCAGTCTTTCAACGATATCGAGCTGTAAAGGGCAGATGTGGTTCTGCCGTTTCTTCTGTGACTGCTTGGTATTGAGCGTGCGCATACGGGTGACATCATCCCATATCCAATCTTTCTTGCTTACAGGGTCAACGGCCATAAATGTTTTAGGCAGCTTTCCGTATATTTCCAATTCTTCAGCGAATGATACATGTTCCTCGTAGTTATATATATGTTCACGTTCGTAGTTCCTGAACAGATGGCGTATCTTATCTATTCCGGCTCCTTTCATGTCCTCATAGCTCAATAGAGAGTTACCAGAAGATTTCCAACTTGCATGGGCATCTATCTGCCAACGGGCAAGCGAGTATTCACTCTTATTCTTTGTCACCGGCAAATCAGCATAGGCTCGTGAGGTATCAGAAGGCAACTTTCGGAAGAGAAGAACATATTCCGGGCAACCGATACCCATCTTTGAACCGTCCTTGCACATCTCTGTATATCCAAGCCGATAAGTCTGGTTGTTCTCCCTCACCACATCCGTATCCACTGTAATACGCCCCATGTAGCGGAACCCGTGCTTCAGATAATGGAACACTGTCATTTCGCTGAACGGGTCGATGGTGGGCATACCGTCACCCGTAGCGTTGCCGAACAGTACACGGTCCTTTACATGGATGCAGGCCAACCGGCCGGGCTTTAAAATACGCATAAGCTCCGGGGTGAGATAGTCCATCTGCTCAAAGAACTTGCCGTTGTCTTCATTATGCCCGAAGTCGTTGTAGGTAGGCGTATATTCGTAGTGGTTGGAGAACGGGATACTGGTTACAATCAGGTCTACCGAATTATCTTCCATCTTCTGACATTCAAGTACATTGTCATTATTGATAGCTTTCCACAGTTTGCCGGACTTTTCTTCCCTGCTGGCAAACATCCACCGCATCATCTTTTCCTCTGCCTGCAAACCGAACAAACCGTTCTTGCGGACTATATCGGTCATCTTGGCTACCATCTGGCGGTGTTGCGCCCACTTCTGCATGAATGATTTGAATATTTCACCTTCGCTTTCGGCATACACCAAGTAAAGCTCTACGGGATGCTGCTGCATGAAACGGTAGATACGGGCTATCGCTTGGAACTTGTCGTTGAAACGGTAGTCAATAAACATGATTGCCTTGTGGCAGTGGTACTGGAAGTTCAAACCCTCACCAAGCATTTCAGGTTTGGCGGCCAGATATTTCAGACGGCCGTCTTTGAAATCCGCTATCACCCTGTCGGCTTCATCATCATCTTGCGAGCCATACACAGCCTTACATCCGGGAATTGCCTTGCAGAGTGCCTCACGTTCAGCCTCCAAGTCATGCCATAAAAGGAAATGGTCATCCTTGTTTTCCGGGCGATTGATTATCTCCACCACACGGGCAATCTTTTCCTGCATGTTGTCCCGGCGTTCCTTTGCAGCATCAGCCAGACCGAGAGCAGCCTCACGGAACATTTTCACCTGCCCGTCACGGTCGGCTCCGGCAGTGGAATTATCCACACTCACGACTTCTTCATGTACCCGTAACTCTGGTAACTCATATCCTGTATCGGGATAACCTAAATCAGACGGTTTGGTGAGGAACAACGCCCATGTACTTACCCATAACCAGAATTCCTTCTCCTTGTGGGGATAGAGGGTAAGATTGTTCGCCTTCGTGCTGTCACGCTGGAAGAACCTTGTAAGTGCCTGCCCGGTATCCATCACTCCAAGGTAGCCGGCATAGTGTATCAGCTCCTTGTATCTGTTGGGTGACGGTGTGGCAGTGGCAACAAACCTGTACGGAACTTCTGCAAACATAGGAAGAAACTCCTGATAGGTCTTGGTTCCGAATCCACGTAACACGCTCGCTTCATCCAATGAGGTAACGGTAAAGTAAGAAGGTTCTATTCTTACTCCGTCCTCGCCGTCACGGACACGCTCATAGTTTGTCACCATGATATTGGTCGGACATTGCTTCACCTCCTGCATAGTACGTACATAGGTCACTTTCATGCCCAGATGCTTTTCGGCCTGTGTCAGGAACTCCACTACTACACGCTTGGGGCAAACTATCAACCCTTTGCCTCCTGTGCGGTTCAGGATTATCCGCAGTATCTCCAACTGGGTTACGGTCTTCTGCATACCGAAGCTGGAGAATATCGCCCTGCAACCGCCGCAAACAGCCCAACGTACCGTATCTTTCACATGGGGATATAAGTACGGGGTAAGTTCATCAGCCTTAACTTCAAATCCTGTCTGATGGCTGATTGCCATCTTGTCTTTTAAAAATTCTATATAATCTTTCATTATGCTATTCTTTTTTTGATTAAACTCATGTTCTTCTCCACCAGCCGGATAATGCGGTCATGATACTCTGATGTTCCGTTGCATACGGCTCTTGACTGTACTATCTGAAACGATTTAAGATTCACTTCGATGGTTTCCACATGTTTTTCTCCGACTATGGCTGTCATGATCAGACATTCACTGCGTCTGTAATACCTGTTGGCGTATACACAATGGTGCATGACTTTGCCCTCCTTGTAGAACTGGGTTACGCTTTCAAGCGGACGGATGGTTATACCGTCGCCTTTGATTTCCATGCCGAAGAATCTTTCCATCCGGTTGTAGAATGATGCTATATCCTCCTTGAGCTGCTTTTCTTTTTGGATAGCCTTTATTCTGTCCCTTTCCCTTCTTTGCCTTGCCTCAATTTCATTTTTCTTTCTTAGTAATCTGTCGTGCTCGGCTTTTAAATTTTTGGGACATACGTATTTGGCGTTATGCAGATCCTTGTGGAAATAGGACAGCAGGCTTATATGGTCATTCCACATGCTTGCATCTCTGATTATATAACGGTTGCGGTTGCAGATGTTGAAGGACGGTTTATATCGGAGTTGGTAATAGCCCGTTTTGTACATGTGCTTTAACATATCCGTCTGTCCGGTCTTGATACATAATTCCGCATCATTGCCACCTTTCAGAAGGTCTCGTACAAGTTTTGAGGGGGGTACATCGGGGAACCGTTTCCCGATTCCCCGCTTTCTCAATTCCGGGATCAGTTTCTTTCTTGGATATATCCATCCCCATATCGCATATAGGTCTCCACGATAATTCCAGCTGTAACTGCCGTATTCACCCTTTATGCTCAGTGGTTCCGAATATATCCATCCGCTGCTTCCCATATTCATCGGTTTTGCCATGATGGTGCGTTTCCCCTCGACGGTGATCCATTCCTGAACCACTTCAAAGAAAGCATAGTGAATATAATCCTGTCTGCTGTTCAAATCAAAATTCCTTTTTCTGGCGTACTTGCAGCATAGTATATGTCTTATGATCTGGAACTCTCCGGCGGTCTGTAAGATGGACATGTACTTTTCTTCCTCGACTTTTCGTTTCCGGCTGACCTTTACGTCCAGTTTGTGGTGGCAGTACGGGCATTCGGTCGTATCACCGAGCAGGGTGGTTCCCAGCTCGCTATTGCTTGTGTCTATCCATGTTCCGCCGCACTCGGAACACCATAGCTCATCCTTGCACCTATATGCTTCGTGGGTGAATATATGTTCTTTCGCCCATTCTTTTTGTACTTCGGTAACGGCGGACAGTTTACCGCTTAGTCCGGTTACACGTTTCTCAAGTTTCGTTCTCGGTTTCATGATTAGAACAGGCTCATTTGTTGGACATTATCATCCGCTTTCTTTCGGACGTTTTTCTTCCTGAGTGTCTGGTATTGTTCTTCCGCTAGCTGTGCGATTGCTTTGTCACGTGCCGCTTTCTTATCTTCTTCGGTGAGTTCCACAGGTTTGGCGGAGGATGATACGGACGTTTTCTCTCCGGCAGGCAGCCGGTTTATTTTGATATCGTCTTCATCATAGTAGTGCACTGCCATCCCGTAGACCTCCTCGTCTGAAATCGCTATGGCGTTACCACGCTTCCTGGCCTCACCCATGATATAACTACAGCATTCATCAATACTTTTCTTCTCATTCGCATATTTGGGGGCGAACAGTGAATCTTCTTCCGCCCGTTTGTCCAGATAGGCTTTGATTGCCTGTTTGAAACTTTCATTACTTGCCATGGTTACTTAATTTTGAAGTGGTTGATAATATTTATTTGTGATTGATTCTGATGTTATACTCGCATAAGAATTTTCCTATATCGTCGCTTGCTATATTGGGAGGTGGTGCATTATCTCCGTATATAGCCCGTATTGCATCCTCATTTCCCCCGTATGCCTTCCAATAGGTGTAGGCAGTATGGTTATTGGGAACGTTAGGAAAAAGTTCTGTGAAGGCGCTGAAATCGTTTTTAGCCTTTTTTTTGAGCTCCTGAATGTTTTTTACTCCCTCAATCATGGCGCACGCTGCATCTTCTATCCGGGTGAAACCTTTTTGGGATTGTTTCATGGCGGTTTCATTGGACAGTTTGACGTGCTCGTCTCTTCTATCCCTGCAAAAGTCCGATAGGGCTACCATAATGGACTGGTTGTTTATCCTGTTTCCCCAGACGAACTGTCCACGGCTTCCGTTTTTAAGCTGTGTGAAGAATATGCAAAGCTCGGCCAGATTGAGAAAATAATAGCTGGCCAATATGCTTAGCGCCGTTTCGGCAAGTTGTTGAGGTGCGATATCAATGCCTGCGTATCGGAGGATTGATTGCAGGTGCTCTGTGATAATCCTGACTGATGTGGCGTTGCCGAAGACAACATTGATGTCCGCAAGGGTGGGAATACCCTCAATCCTGATTGCTTGTGCTAATGTCAGGTTACAATTCAGCTGGGCTTGCGTGCCGGACCAGTTGTCAACCAATTGGGAGGCTGTTGATCCATTTCTCAAGGTCTGCTGGAGCGGTGTCAGTGTCTCCGGCTTTTTCCTGGATTGAGGTATCTGTCCTGGGGACATTATCACAGTGATCTGTTTTTGTAGGCTTGTTTCCATTTTGAAGTCTTTTTTCGATTATCCAAAGGTTAGCCCGGCTGTCCCATCGTTCAATTTTAGCCCCGTTGGTGTTTTTCCAGCTTAGCGCATCGAAGTGGTAGAAGAATATCTCCGCCTGCTGCTCCCAGTCCGGGAGCTTGTCACGGAAGTAATCTTTCACCTGTTCCAGGGTAGGGGCTATAAATTCGGTTTTTGGTTTTGAAGGCTTCTTTTTAGGTTTTTCCTGCTCGGGCTTAAATAACTCGCTAGAGTTATTATTATCTTTACTCTTAAGTCTTATATTAATGTTAGCCTTTTTACTTAAAGGTTTACTTAAGTCATTACTTAAGAGTTTACTTAAGGGTTTACTTAAATCATTTAAGTAATAAACGGGCGATTTCGCATTTTTCTTACCTGACTCAAACTGTAGTAAACCTTTTTGCTGTAATCTGTTCCTGACTTCAATTACGGTTGGTTCTGATATACCGGTTGCGAGGACGATTCGTCTGTTGGGACACTCAAACGGATTCTCCCAACCCCGACTATTGCACTCGTTCAAAAGGAAGAAGTACAAATAAACTTCGTTCGAGGAAAATGCTACACTCTGATGTGTCTTCCAAAATTGGTTTACGTAATCTATATAAGTCATTGTAGGTAAGAATTTACTTCGTTTATGAACTCCTGTAGTGAATGGCAGATAACATACTTGTTTTGGTATCTCTCTGCTTCTGTCTGCCACGTTCGTTGGTGCTCGCTCTGTGTACCCTTCGGTGTCTTCATCTCTATACAGAGGGAAGCCCATCCCTTTTTGGGTATGAGCAAAATCAAGTCTGCTACACCTCTCACTGCTCCTTCATACTTCATCCGTGCTCCTGTCTTGGCATCACGTTTGCCACCGTTGGGCACTGCAAAAAGCATACGAGCCAGTTTGGGATATTGTAACCGGAACCATACCAAACAATCATGTTGTATTTGGCTTTCTGATAATGGTGTTGTCTGTTTCCTCATATTCTTCCGTTGAATAGGTTCATTGCCATATCTACCACATTCTCCTTAACCACATCATCCGTCCCTGTCACTCCGTTGGCTATTCCTTTTTTGGTCTGAATGACATCATACATATATTTGTCGATAGTATCCTTTCCAAGATAGTAGTAACAGTTTACGTTGTTCTTCTGTCCGTTCCGATGTGCTCGGTCTTCTGCCTGCTCACAATCGGAGAAAGTCCATGGGAACTCGATAAACGCCACACGGCTGGAAGCTGTCAATGTAAGACCTGTACCTCCTGATTTGTAGTTAAGGATGATCAGCTTGCAAGAAGGGTCGTTTTGGAAGCGGTCTACCGCTGTCTGTTTTTGAGTAGCATTGTCTTCGCCTGTAACGGTGACAGCTTCAGGGAATATCTTCTTTAATTCCTGTACTACTTCTTTCAGGTAAGCAAAGACTATCAGTTTCTCACCTCCGTCAATCACGTCATGGATGAATTCGGAAAAGACTTTGATTTTTCCCCTGGCTGATATGGCTTTCAATATTCCCATTTTCACCATTACCTCGCCTCTTAATGCCTTGGCCACCTTTTCATCGTCCGCATTCTTGTAAGTTCGGAGATACTGTATCAGGTCGGCTTCCGCTTTGTCGTATTCTTTGCGATTGGATATGTCCACCTCTATATATTGGCGTGACTTGTCCGGCAACTGAGTGAGTACCTTGGCCTTTTCGCGCCGGAAGAAGCAGGTCGATGATAACCTCCAGTTCAGTTCTTTCACATTGCTTGACTGTTTAGGTCCATCGCAGAACCTCTCTACGAAATACTTGTATCCTCCGAAATCCTCTAATCGTCCCATTATCTTGAGTTGTTGTATAAGGTCTGTATTGTTGTTCACTACTGGGGTTCCCGTCAGTTCCAAGATATATTCTTTGCCTTTACATATTCCTTCTACGAACTTGGATTGCTGGGTCTTGGTGGATTTGCACTTGTGTGATTCGTCAATGACTACGGATTTGAATAACGATATTCGCGGGTCAAACTCAATGGATTTCATGGTAAACCGTGCATCCTCCTTTACTTTAAGTACAAAAAACTTTTTCAGTGATTCATAATTTGTTATGAATATGTTGCAGCATTTAGTCTCAAAGAAACGGTGCCAGCTGGCTTTATTGCGATCATCCAGAATCATGGCATTTTTTCCGGCAAATTTCTTAAATTCCCGTTGCCAGTTTATTTTCAATGCGGCCGGACAAATGACAAGGCACGGATACGCTTTTGCTATCGTAACCGTGCCTATTGCCTGTAATGTCTTTCCCAGTCCCGGTTGGTCCCCGAATATGCACCGCTTGTGCTGTAGCGCATAAGCGATGCCTTCTTTCTGATATTCGTACGGTTCCAACAGCAATCCGTGTGGAACCGTAAGTTTTGGAAGGTCGGGAATAGTATAGTCATTATACTCTCTTGTTGTCACTTTGTGCTGTACCCGGCTGCATATCTTTGTCTGTACCGCCCAATCTGCCATCATCCTCACGTATTCCTTATCTTGTAGAGATACCTTCCAAGCTTTTTCGTCAGCGATATAGGCTGCCCGGATATTCTGTTTTACACTTGGAATCCGTTTGACTAGCTCCACTAATCTTGGATGATATGGGAAGGCTAGTTTGAAGCAGTTGGGGGTAGTAGTTACGCAAAATGGGGACGGCGGTATCATGATGCAAGTTGTTTGACTTTACGTGGTTTACGTGATTTAATTTTCTTTCCGTTCATTATTATGTCAACCCCTGCATCATTCATAGCCTGCTGGAATTCCGCAACCTCTTGATTGAAGTCTGTACCGGCTTCTGGAATGGCGTCCGGTTGTACGTCTGCGTTCGCCGTGTCTTCCTCAAACGGAAGTTCCTGTTGTACAATTCGCCATTTTTTGTTGAACAGATACTCTTTGACTTCGAACTCACAGGATTGGATTTCCTGCTCCAGCTCGAAGGCATTGATATACGATTCATTCTCATTATTGAACATGGTGAACGGAGCGCATAGGTTCAGAACTTTTCCTGTTTTGAGAAAACGTTTGGCTATCAGAGTAACCCCTTCATTATCTCCATCTCCGCCAATGGAATACCCTGTAACGTCAAGCACCTGTCCTATGATATCAGGCACTTCATCTACAGATTCTATACCGTCCACTTCTTTCTGTTCTGTAAGCAAAGCGGCGTGGGGATTCAGCTTGCTGAACGCATTGATAAGGTCTGATGTTACCAGGTTCTTGCCTTCTACGGTGGTTGTACCATTCTCATCCTTGTAGGTGGCCACCAAGGTACTGTCCTTGGTGATTTTAGCTTTTATGATCTTCATTATCTTCTATATTTATATTCGTTGACAAATTCGTTATAATAACGGTCTTCCGGAAGGGGAAGTGTTATTCCCAGTTCCGTGGCTGCATCTGCTTTGACCTTATTCAAAAAGTCCGTCATTTGCAGTGTGTTCAGTTTCGATGTGCTTCCGGCTATGACCGTTTCTTTTCCTTTGATAATGGTTGTCCTTCGTAGATATAGGTTGCAGTAATAATCGTGTACGTCCTGTTTGTCCGTTCCTGTTTCCTGTTCGATACAGGTAAACCAAAGCCACATTAGGGCGTTTTGACTTAATGTGCGCGGCTCTGTGTAACGTTCGATAATTAACCTGTAACGACCGTTACGGAGCTGCGAGCACATGAAATCAAAGGACTTGTTCAGTGTTACCACACCTTTTTCTTTTATAAGGATAGCTTCTTGTGCCATTATTCCAGTCCGAAAATCTTCTTGTCCGTGATAGATTCTCTATTAGCTTCCAAAAACTCTATGAAATGTTCTACGTGTGCCGTGAGCAGTTTCACTGTCTGTTCGTGATTGTAAGTATAATATTCCGGATATTGCGTACCACTGATAAGCGGTGTGCGGCTGGTACCGCCTTTCAGCGCATAAGCCGTAAACTCAAATGCCTTTATGCTTTCCATCTGACCGGAAGCAATTAGGCAATAAGGGTAGACATGGCGCTGCCACCCGTGGGCGTATTTGCCGAACTCGTATTTAGATGTGGATTTTATGTCATAAACAACATCCTTTCGGAGTTCGTCGATAAATCCGTATAACTCCACATTTCCGTACTGGGTAGGAAGAATGGCGGATACATAGACCTGACTTAATGAGCCTTTGAAATACTCTGCCTGTTCTATACACCATTGTCTGTCAAAAAGGAAATGCCGTGCAGGTGCGATATCCGTTGCTGGAAAAGCTACTTGTATGGTATTGGTTTCCTTATCGCCAATGATGGAGTAGGGGGAACGCTCTGTCGGCACGTGATTTTCGCAATGGACATAGCAGTCAATGATAGCATTGAAGGCTGTTCCCTTGTCGGCTGCTTCACTCTCAAACGGTACACGGTTGATAGCATCCAGAAGGTCTTGCTTCAGGCTCTCTTCGATTTCTTCCGGAGAGCGTTTATACTCTCCGGTTTCATTATCAATGTTCCAGAAGTTTTCCACTTCTTCATCAGCTCTCAGATACTTGTCGAATTTGTCAAGTAATGAGGGATAGATTCTATAACTAGGCTGCTTCATATATTTTTTTGACTTTGTCGAATTTCAATCCTAATTCCTTGCATCTTTTATTCAGTAGCATACCTGCTTGTAATTTGCTGTCGAAGATATGCTGCAGGCTCTCCAGTGATTGTTTCACTTCGTTGGCCGTGTCCGCATCCGCTACCATGGCTATCTGTTCCTTGATAACTTCCATAAGACCTTCATATTCGGAGGACAGTTCTGCCTGTTTTTCCTGATAGGTCTGATAAGTGTTTACAATCTTTGTCATAAAGTCGTTCGGTCCGGTGATTGTACCTTCTGCATTAATAATAACTGGTATCTTTATGCGTGCCGGAAGATTGCAGGTATTCTTACCGTAGAATTTCTCGCACGGATCAAAAGAGATGGTTCTGTCCTTACCTATGGCTTCCATATAGCCTACAAGATCAAGTTCTTTAATCAGGTCACCGGCAGAAGAACCTCCGATTTCCGGGCGTATCTGTTTGTCTTCTCCGTTCTTTTCCTCGCGTTCATGGGCTACGAATATTACTGATTTACCCATTAGTGTGACTTGGTTTACGAAGTTGATGAACATATTCTTTCGTACTCCATATCCTTGCAGGGACAGTGTGCCATCCGCTTTCTTCATTTTGGGATTGTTTTTCATTATATATTTATCCATGAAGGATAACATTTTTCCTGCCGTATCAATAACGATGGTCTTGTATTCGGCAATTTCTCCGCTCGTAAGAACTTCATCCACCTCTTCCCATTTGGAAATTTGTACGGTGTCTACACGGTGGGCTGCATTCACACGGTGAACGCCACCGTCAAAGTCCAGGAGTAGTGGCTGGGGAGAGCTTAACGCCAGTGTGGTCTTTCCCATACCAGGTTGTCCGTAGATTAATGCCGACAGGGCATTCTTAACTGTCAGTTCGTTAGGTTTTTTGATAAGTCCCATAATCAATAATTTTTAGTGGTTAATAAATGAGTTAAAAAAAATAGTTCCCGGATAGTCGGCCAGGACACACCGGGATAAATAAGGATATAGAATATAACATATAAAGAGGGCTCTCACCTCACGCTGTCCTTTCCAGCGGCTTTGGGTTAAATTATTATCTAACAAATTGCTCTCTGCTTCACTGCCTTGAAGTCTCTAACATGGCTACGTTTATAAGGGTGTACGGCTCCCTCTCTTTGGGTGTGGGTAATACAGGATTCGAACCTGTATCTGTATTCCTCCTGAAAACAATCACAAACCGTCTGAACGTAAAGAAAAAAGTGAATACCGCTTTTCCATTAAGCTAATTACCCGTGTGGCTTATGCCACTTTCTTTTTTAATTTTCTAGGCTTCCTTGGCATTTTGACCTGTGCATAACGCAGGACATCACTGGCATTGCAGAACCATTTCCCGTTTTGTGCGCATGTAGGCTTGTCGGAACGTATTTTGTTTTCTTCGATCAGTCTGATAAGCCTTCCTATGCCTCCAACTATTTTGGCCGCTTCTCTTTTACCGAATGTATGGGTGTCCATGATGGCTAGGATGTCTGCTAGCCGTGCTTCTGCCGTTCCATCAAATAAGATGGATGTCCGTAGTTGGTTGTTAACTGTATAGTTCATAATCTGAATCTGTTTTTGTTCGTCTTGTTCTTGATACTTGGGTGGTTCTTGTCTTTGCTCTGCTGCATTGTCTCATGTCGGGATGAAAATCCAATGCGGCAATGACAAGGAACAGGATGGAGAAGAATAGCTCAAGCCCGTGTTTACGTATCTCTTTTATATCGAAGTTGATCTTCATGCGCTCACAGAACATGTATAATACAAGCTCGGTATCTTTGGAAATACCCAGCTTTTTGTATATATCCCGCTTCTGTGCTTTGATGGTCCATTCCGAGCGTTGCAGACTGTCGGCTACTTCCTTGTCGGCCAAACCCTTGCAATATTGTTCGGCGACAAGATGCTCGCGCTCTGATAGCGTAATCATGACACACGCTGGATTTTGAACTCTCCGCGCTTGCGGTCAACCTCTCCTGTTCGTTTCCAATCGGCATTTTCTACACACATCTCCAATCTTAGTCTGGAAATGGTTGTGTTGACGGAAGATATCGCACGCACAGGGAACACAACGATATCACCTACCTTCATCGCTCTCAATGTGGCCGCCCAATTTTCTGTTACTTTTACCATATTACTTCAATTTAGCGAGTTTAACGATGTTGTCTAGAGCATTAATGCTGCTTTCGTGTCGTGCCTGTAGGCGGGTGAACGAATCGAGCCACATGTCGCTCTGTTCCTTGACTTCTTTAAGGTCTTGTTCCAGTTCTTGCACACGTCTTACAAGGTCTTCGTGTGTCATGCTTTGTAATTCTTCTACTGTTGTCATAGCTTTATTTTTTTTGATTTTCAATATTGTCAAGTTCGTTGCTTATCACTAATGATGTTACCGCGAAGGCGGTGGATGCTATCCAGAACCATACGCCCATATCGCACATGGTAATAAGGAGTATCGTGTATGATACTGCGCATAATATTGATATTGCTTTCATTTGATTGTGTATTAGTTTGTGCCCCGATAACCTCTCTCTGGTCTTCCCACCGGAGTTGTCAGCTACTGTTCTTCACTGCATAACCGTTCGGGGCATGATCGCCCTTACTTCGCCCGGCTGCTTGCATCGACCTTGTTACAGGCTGCTTGCTTCGACCGTTAGTTCTCGCGTCCTCTATGCTGGGATTGAGGGTAAGCGCCAGTATCGCTTTCTGGAACGGATTGCTAAGGGCAATCACTCCATGTAGTTCCTGCCATACCTTTTACGGATTGTTTCCGGTATCGAGACCGGACAGGATAATCCTGATTAATGTCCTTATTAATCTCCGCAGTACTGGGAACCTAAATATCCACGGCTGTTGGAGTTGTAGCAGTCTGACCATTCGGCTTTGAAAGTGACTTTTTCTGCTTTGACCGGAGTGAACACCTTGTTATTTCTTTCTTCCTGTTGTCTTGCCAGCTCTTCCTGCATTGTAACATTCAGTTTTGCCAGTTTCCATGTTGATTTCAGAACTTCACCGAAGGTCTTGCCTTGTTTCTTGCCTACATACTTGTAAGTTCTGTGGGCATCTCTCATAATCTGTCGTAAATCGAATCTTTTCATTGTCTTACCTCTTTTTAGTTAGTCAATATTTTTGCACTTCCGAACTATTTTTCGTTCCTTTGTGCTGTTGTTTATTGTTTGATGTTGCAAAGATACTAACATCACTGATATATCAATGATATTAGCCTATAAATATCACTGATATTAACTTTAATTATCATTATAGGCTTAATATATTAGTGATATGTACGATTTGAAAGGATTTAGACAGGCTTTTAATCTTACTCAAAAGCAATTGGCAGAGATTCTAAAATGTCAGCAGTCAAATATCTCTGGAATGGAAAAGACTATGAGAGACTTAGAACCGATACAGAAAAAAAGGCTGGAAGAAGCATACGGTTCTGAGTCCGTGGCTAAATTTGTTGTATCTTCTTTTTTGGAAAGTACGATAAATGATAGTCGAAACAAAGGGGATATGGGAGGCTACACTACATATCTTCTTCCCATGTCAGCTATGGGAGGAACGCTTACGGGTTTTGCGGCTCCAGGCGCAATGCTCCAAAATTGTGAGGCTATAATTTCACCCATTGAAGATGTAGACTTTGCCATTACAGTATATGGAGATAGCATGGCACCTGAATACCCCTCAGGTTCCCGTATTTTGATAAAGAAGATAAACCCCAATATCTTTATAGACTGGGGTAAAACATACGTTTTGGACACTGCAAATGGGGTTATAGTAAAGGAACTTCATGAGTGCAAGGGTAAGGAAGGTTATGTGAAATGCCATTCGGTTAACCCGGACCCGAAATTCTCGGACTTTGACGTTCCTTTGTCAGAGGTGTACGGCGTGTATCGAGTACTTATGTGTATGTCGGCAAAATAACAAGTGAAAGCAATCTGTATAATAAACTTTTAATATAAAATACTATGGATTTTAAAGATGCAATTAAACAACTCGCAGACAGAGTTGGAAAATTAAAAGATAACATTCAAACAGAAGAAGCAACAAAGAACGCTTTTATCATGCCTTTTATAAATGCTTTGGGATATGATGTCTTTAACCCGTTGGAAGTATTGCCAGAAATGACTTGTGATATTGGTACAAAAAAGGGAGAAAAGATTGATTATGCCATAATGAAGGACGATCAGCCTATCTTGCTTATTGAATGTAAACACTGGAAGCAGGATTTGAATCTTCACGACAATCAACTATTGCGTTATTTCAATGTTTCAAAGGCTAAGTTTGGATTATTGACTAATGGTATTATTTATCGTTTTTATACAGATTTGAAAGAACCCAATATAATGGATGATAAACCATTCTTGGAAGTGGACATAACGGATTTGAGGGATAATCAAATTGAAGAGTTGAAGAAATTTCATAAATCGTACTTTGACGTAGACAATATACTAAACTCAGCCAGTGAATTAAAGTATATGGGAGAATTGAAGGCTATCATTCAGGAGGAATTTTCCTCACCGAGCACTGATTTTGTGAAAATGTTTGCGACTAAAGTATATGAAGGAAGAATGTTGCAAAATATAATCGATCAGTTTACCCCTTTGGTAAAACGTGCTATTTCTTCACATATCAATGATATCATTAATGAGCGTTTAAAAGGTGCTTTAACCGTTAGTGATTCAAAAATTGAGTCGGCTCAACCGAAGCAAACTGACACTCCGGCTGAAGAAACTCAAGCAGAAAATCAACCAGAATCAAAAGTCGTTACTACAGAAGAAGAACTTGATGCTTATCGTATCGTTAAGGCAATCTGTCGGAAAAAAGTGGATATATCCCGTATAGTATATCGTGATGCTCAAACATACTTTAGCGTTTTGCTTGATGACAACAATAGAAAGCCTATTTGTCGTATGTATTTCAATACAGCTACAAAATATGTGGCTACCATTGATGAAAATAAGAAAGATGTGAAACATGTTATTGAAAGCCTTGATGATATTTATAACTATGAGGATGAATTCTTTAAGGCGATCGATATGTACGAACATAAGGAATAGGATAAAAGTTCTAGAAGATTAATTAAAAATAATTGCAGCATTAGCAAATGTATTGTTAGTGCTGCAATGTGAACATTGGAGTTTTATTATATATGATTCAAAGCATATATGACTGTTCATGTCAGTGGAAAAATCAAGACTACTGTCAGCTTTCCCCTTCATGCAAAGGGTGGGGATGTCGATTTCTGTCTACGCCCATTGAAGAGATTCCAGCAACAATCCAGGAGAAAGCAAAGCTCTTTTCCAAAGTGTACCGGGAAGCGAAGCAAAAGGGAGTGCTGGAATGCCCACACTACCGATCAATTTTCATAGATGAGGTGCTGGCCAATTTGCCGAAGGGTGAAGTGTGTTAAATAAATGGTTTATGTTATTGTTTATTGTTTGATTTTCGTATATTTGCAATAAATCTTAATTTGAATGGGAAGTTGGAGTGAACAACAGGAAGTAAAGAAAGAAGTCAAGGAAAAGGACAAGGTAAGACGGGAAAAACTTGCCGGGTTGTTTTTTGATTTAGCAAAACTTTCATTTGCCGGACTTGTTGTAGGTGGAATAGTTTCCATGAAGCCTGATGTAGATATAACTCTTGACATATACAGGGTTATTATAGGTGGAATCTCTACCATCATTTTTATTAGAATAGGAAATACAATTTTAAAATAAAGTGGATTATGGACATGTTAAGTTTAGTATATACAATAAGTGCTGTTGTAGGTGGTGGATTTTTGGTGTGGCTTAACACAAAATCCGGGAAAAAATGGCTCGCAAATCTATAG